GTTTCCCAGTCACGATCAAGCCAGGCGCTCAGTATGCCACCGACGCAATAGAGTCGATCAAGCGTGGCGATCTGTCAGGCAGCTCATTTGCCTTCAATGCAAAAACAATAGAGATGCGGTCGGAAGAGTCGAGAGACATCCGCATTCTGAAGGACGTCGAGCTATTCGACGTTGGGCCGGTGACATATCCGGCATACGAGGGAACATCCGTTGGCATGCGTTCCAAGCGAGCGCGAGACGACTGGGATGACTGGAAGTACGTCCAAAAAAGGCAGAAGGAAATAGAGGAATGGTTGCAGCAGCAGCACTAAACACGGACGAACTGGACTACCAGCAACTGCTTGAGAAGGTTCAGGAGCGAAAGGGTGTCTTGGACAAGCTCATAGAAACGCGGGATAGCTGGACGGACGAACAGAAAGATGAGTTCGAGGCGCTCGACAAGGAGATTGCAGCTCTTCAGGAGCAGCGAGCAGCTAAGCGCGACGAGTACCTCAGCGGTCGTGTTGAGGAGCTCAGCCAGCAGGACTCCACATCGGGCACTGCGGTGCCAGCCCAATCCGTACGAAAGGCAATGGCTGGCGAAGCTCAGAGGACTCGCATCGAAGCTGTGCCAAAAGAATACGTTGGAACCCTAAAAGTCTTCCGCAATGCTGATGAAGCCTACGATTGCGGGTTGTGGCTGCAGAGCCTTGCAGGAAAGGCGGACGCGGAGCGCCAACTATTGGATCGTCGACCTGAATGGCGGACCCATGTGGGAAACACTGGGACCACTGGAGCGATTACTGTTCCTGATCTGCTATCCAATGGGTCATCCAGTTCTTGAGTGAGGGCGGAGTTGTCTTCCGGCTGGCAGACGTCATGCCAATGACAAGCGATAACCTTACGTTGCCAAAAATCACTGGCGGACAAACAGTGGACTACCCAAGCGCTCCCAACGTTCAGGGGGAAGCTATCACTGAAAGCCAAACAACCTGGGGTAGCATTGTACTCGGCGTTAACAAGCGGTCGGTACTCAGTAAGGTTGCCAACGAATTGGCAAGTGATTCTGCCATTGCGTTTGTTGAACGCGTTGTCGAGCGGGCTGTCTACGAGATTCGCCAGCAGCTTGATAATGAGTACATCAACGGAGATGGCACCGCCACATATGGAGGTGAAACCGGTCTGATAACGTCATTGTCGAGTGTGACTGGAGGCACTAAGACTGCTGCGGGTGCGACTTGGTCAGCCGTCACGCTGGCCAACTTCAACGAAACGAAGGCACTATTGCCGGACAAGTATTACGGCGGACAGTTGTCGTGGTTGATGTCGCGTAGTTTCTTTGCCGCAACGGCAGAGCGACTAGTGTACGCACAAGGCGGCAACACGGTGGATACTACCCAGGGTGGTACTGGTGCTCAGTTGTTCGGATATCCGATCGTTTTCTCTGATCAGATGCCGGCTGACGCTACCGGAAATGTCGCCTGCTTCTTTGGGAACTTCGCGGCGGGGACCATGCTTGGTGTGCGTCAGAATATCGAGGTTGCGCAAAGTGCGGATTACGCGTTCAACGAAGATGTAGTCACCGTCCGCGTCTTAGGCCGATTCGATATCAATTGCCACGAAATGGGCTCGGGATCAACGGCGGGCGCTGTAGTCCAAATGGTACTTGCTTAATGATCGTCCAGATTACACGCGACTACTTCGGTTATCGCGCCGGCGATGAAGCGCAGGTCGACGCAGGTTTGGGGGAACTCTTAGTTCTTCGGGGGTTCGCTACGCACCCCAAACCTGCATCGAAGTCCAGGCGGCGACAAGCTCGCCGAGCAGTGAAGCAACCAGAGGAATCACGAAGCAATGAGGCTGACGAAAACCAGCTCGACTGATCTAGCCGGTTCCAGCGTTCTTGCTGCACTGAAGAATCATCTGCGTGTCACTGGCAGCTGGGCCGACACCGAGCTAATCGACAAAGCGTCAAAGGCCATCGACTACATCGAAGGCCAGACGGGCCGGCAACTTCTCTACGCCAACTATACGTATTCATTCGATACGTTTCCGTCCGATCACTGTCTACTGCTTCCGAAGCCTCCCGCCGTATCGATCACCAGCATCACGTACATCGACGATGCTGATGCGTCCCAGACATGGCTTAACACTGAATACGATCTGTTTGACGATCGAGAACCGGCCTTGATCCGGCTGGCCCATGACAAAGTGATGCCATCTGGTCGTGATTGGGTAGTGACGTACAAGGCTGGCTACGGCGACGACTGGGGTGATCTGCCAGCGAACATCCGCCAGTGTATCGAGGTGGTCACGCATCACTACGACTGGTTCCGCGATGGAACACCTCTACCTGACGGCGCGCAACACTTAATCAACTCCGTGAGGGTGGGTGATGGTTTCCATGCTTACGCGTAGGAATAGCGGCAAATATCGATTGCCGGCCAAGCTCATCGGGCCGCAGCGTCGCTCAGACTTTGCAGGGCGGCAACCGCGTGAAGAGATCCGCGAGCTGTGGGTCAGCGTTGAGCCAAAGGCGAGTACCGAGCGAAACGACGGCGAACGGCTCAATCCATCGAATCAATTCACGATACGGACACGGTGGACGCCTGAACTCATCCACCAGGGCATGATGATCGTCACGCCAGACAATCGTGAGTTTGAGGTGCTGGGCATCGTCAACGTGCAGGAATCGAACATCGAGTTCGATCTCGACTGCTTCCGGGTCGACGATCACGACCACGAGTCGAACTTGTCACCAGTGCCGATCGTTGGTCCCACACCTGATCAATTCTGGATTCTGACGGGAGGCACGTGGGATGACGGCGGTATCTATCTCAACTCAGAGGATTGGGAAGACTGATGCCATTCAGCGAAATCGTTAACGGCGAAGACGGCGCGTCAGTTCGGGCGAAGCTCAACCTCTTGAAAGACGTTGAGGAAGCAGCGGACGTCACGACTGCCGCCAAGGTTGCCTCAGCCGGCGCTGTAATGAGCACATCCACGGATGTGAGCGCTGCCGGCTTTGTCGTTGACGAAGACGATATGACGTCGGATGACGCTACAAAGGTGCCTACGCAGCAAAGTGTCAAGAAGTACGTCGACGATAGCGATGCTGTGACGGTCGACACAGCGGCAGCTTTGTTCAGCCTGTCCGTACCGAATGGAACGACACGTACGAGTAAGGAGTACAGTGCAGGAAATGGGGGCGCCGCGAAGTACAAGTACGACGCATCTAGCACTGCCACGATTGACGGCGGGTTTGTCTTGCCTGGCGCGGGAGGTTCACTGTCCTTCAATGCTTCGGACGTCTTCGATGGAACAGCGGGGACGGGAAGATGGATTCGAACAGACCAATCCAAAGCGGTTGTGACTGAGTTCGGAACGGATGGCGTTGACGACTCTGGGGCGTTTAGGCGAGCCATCGCTGCAGCGAAAACGGTGATGGTGCCAAAGGGCAGCTTCGTATGTAGTCGCGATTTGGTGCTGGAGGACGATCAAACGATCTGCGGTGAAGGGTGGGACTCACACATTCGATGGTCGAATTACACCGCCGGCATCCGGGCAACCTCAAGATCCAACATTGAGATTAGATGCCTTCAGTTAGAAGGTAACAACACGGAGCAAAGCACGGATACGTTCAAGGGTAGGGGGGTAAACGCAAGCGCCTGTACGAATGTGCGCATTGTTGATTGTTGGTTTAAAAAGTGGTCGCGTGCGAGTGTTTACCTAGAGGCTTGCTCCAAGGCAATCGTATCTCGTAATGTCTCGCAAGAGGTCGTGTACAGTAGCGCCAATCCAGACGTACAAGGCGACATACTCACGAACAACGATACTGAAGAGTGCATAATCACGAACAACATAATGTTGTCAAATACGAAGGTAGTCTTGTCCTACGGTGGGCAGTTGGCACTGCCGGGAAGATCGGGGGTTATTGCAAACAATATCATTGAGCAGCAAGATCCGGTAGGGACACCGGCTGCGTCCCCCCGTGGTCACGGCATGCTCGTTAGCTACACGGATGAAGTTGGTCAAACCGTCATATCAAACAACATCATTCGCAACTGTGGCAACGCAGGAATCTACGCCGGGCAGGCTGGGCACATGGTCATTAACGGCAACCAGGTCATTGACTGTGGAAGTGCAGCAACGATCGACCTGGTGGGGGGCATCACGTTCGTCGGCAAAGGCCCCGGCGTTATCACCGGCAACGTAGTGAAGAACTGGCAAGGAACGGCCAACGGAGGCATCTATGCACTTGCAGCCAGTTCGACGGATGGAAAAGTTGTCATTTCAAACAATGTAGTCAATGAGGCTACCTTTGCGGGCATCCAACTAGCCGGTCAGATCCAGGACTGGGTGGTAAGTTCGAACTATGTATACACCTCATCCGACGCAGGAATCCTCTACACAAGTGGTGGACTAGCGGCGTCATTAGTCCAAACAGCGAGGGCCGTAATTGATGGGAATGTAGTAGTTACTAATGGGTCAGCAACCGGAATCGATATCAATGTTACGCCGGCAGACTTCGTCGACGCAATCGTCGTGCGAAACAACAGGATTCGGGGGAACGATAAGACAGCTCTTGGCACAACGACGGACAGTGTTGACCGAAATGCTGGAATCCTGGTGCGGCGGGGGGTTGCCGCCGGCTGGTTTGATGGTGGCGTGCGAATCGTAGGAAACGAAGTCGAAGGATATCTGGGCGGTATCACGATCGGTTGCTGGCTGCGGAATCGCCACGACGACGGATCGTGACTGGGAAAC